CCCCTCGCAATGTAAGAGGGCCCCGTCCGTCATGACTTTAAACTGTCTGGAGGTGCTTATCCCGGTGCCAACATTACCTATATAGGAACCAAAGGGACGTATAGTACTGATTACAGATGTATGAACTAGGTTAAATATTCCCTAGTCCGCAGACTGCTTTACTATATTATAAATGACGCGAACATGCGAGTGGTTTCTCAGCCACAGTGGTTAATAGCCCCACATCCAAAATATGAATAGGCAGGTTCACTAATGCATGAACCTGACCCTTAAACAACAAATCGCATTACTAACAATCAAATTTTCTACAAACCCCAGAGTGGAGCACTCGGCACGATCCAGGAAGAAGGAGTCGCCGATCTCACCTCTCAAATCACAAACTTTCAGGAGCAAGATCCTGGCTGGACCACAACTATCGGTTCAGGCAGTGACGATACTATGAACTTAAGTAGTACTTCAGACGCCTCATTAGGCTCTTTTCTTAGTCGACCAACTAGGATCGGAGAGTTCCAATGGGCAGTCGATCAACCTCTCTTTCAAAAATTTAACCCCTGGCAGCTCTTTCTCAATGACCCTCGTGTCGCAGAGAAGATTGCCAATTTCGAATTATATAGAAGCAAATTACATGTCAAAATGGTCATTTCTGGAACTGGTTTCCATTATGGCCGTGCTCTTGTTTCTTATAATCCTCTACAAGGTTTCGACGAGATAACAACTGAACGTAACTTCCTAACAGTTGATCTCATCGCAGCATCCCAAAAACCGCATTTCTTCTTGAATCCTACAAACAATTCAGGAGGACAATTAGATCTACCATTCTTCTGGCCAAAGAACTACCTTTCACTTAGTTCAGCGGACAGAAATGATATGGGAGAGATTATTATTGACTCTATTACTAACCTTCAACATGCCAATGAAGGTGACGATGCAGTCACTATTACGGTTTATGCGTGGGCTTCAGATGTCGTGCTAACCATGCCTACATCTTTGACTACACTCACAGCTGCAAATTATACCCCACAATCCGGTAAACTCAATTCCGGAGACGAATATGGTCAGGGTATCATTTCAGCACCAGCCTCTGCAGTCGCGCATGCAGCAGGTCAACTCACAAATGTGCCTTCCATAGCACCTTACGCGCGAGCAACAGAAATGGTTGCAAAAGGCGTTGGAGCCTTAGCGACGCATTGGGGATATTCAAGACCTCCCATCATCACTGACATCGTACAGCAAAAACCTACACCAACAGGTAATATGTCCAACACAGATGCGGCTGATGCAGTCATGAAACTATCTCTCGATTCCAAACAAGAACTCACCATCGATTCCCGAACAGTAGGCTTAGATGGAGAAGATCAAATGGATATCTCTAGGTTCGTCCAGAGAGAATCATATTTGAAAACCTTCACTATGAATGCTAACCAAGCACCCGATACTCTATTATGGAATTGTAGAGTTACGCCAAATCTCTACGGAGTAGAAGCGGATGAACTCCACCCTACTCCAATGGCGTACCTATCCCAAACCTTTTCTAAATGGCAAGGTTCGATCAAGTATCGTTTCCAAGTCGTGAAATCCAACTTCCACAAAGGCAAAATTCTAATCAGATGGGACCCAAAATCCCATTCCTCCGCAATCCAATATAACACAGTATACAGTCGAGTCATTGATCTAGCAGAATGTGACGACTTTGAAATTTGTGTTGGATGGGGGCAAGCAGCACCATTCTTATTATGTGACCAAATGCGGACCACAGACGTACTGTACGATGATACCACTCGTTTGCTTACCGATACAGGAAGTAAATATAATGGCGTACTAGAAGTAGCTGTGGTCAACAGTTTGGTATCTCCGTCTATTGATTCACCTATCCAATTTAACGTATTCGTTTCCGCGTGCGACGATATGAAATTCGGAGAAGTGAATCCAGATGGGATGAATCCTTATGGTTTATGGCCTACACCTGCGGCAAGGCAACGTCTCGATCCACAATACCAACCACAATCAGGTATTACAGATGGAGCTGCAATCGCAGGCACCAGTGAAGGCCAAACTGATGCCCCAACGAACCCAGAACCAATAGCGCCCATTGCACCAACTAGTGCAGTGGCCGATCAAACAATGAATGTGTTTTTCGGTGAGTCCCCAAAATCCATCAGGGAGCTCACGCGCAGATATGTCTTACACAGACAAGACATCTTTGCCACTTCGCAAAGTAACAACGCCAAATTCCTTAAAATCCGAGATAAAGGATTGGGGTTGTTTCCCGGTTGGGACCCAGATGGGGTCGATACCGAGAACGCAAATTCGTGCAACATTACACTACCCACTTTTGCCCAGTGGTTTTCCCCGTGTTATGCCGGATGGAGAGGAAGTACACGAACCAAGTACTTGTTTTCTGGAAAAACAGACACAAAACCCGTAGTTACGAGAGTCGGATTCTCGTCAGCTGCACGCTATACCGAAATCCTTTCTGATTTTGCCGACGCAGCCACATTTACCAAGCGTCTAACATATGCAGGAAGTTCAAAAACAGCTGGTGGGTCAGCTACCACGAATATCGGAATTAATGATACTATTGAAGTTGAAATTCCCTATTACAATGGAGATCGCTTTTCTACATCGCGAACACCCACACAAGCAGTTTGTAACGGCTGTCATTCGGCGCAAGTTGAAACAGTCGTTTACGATGAAGGGGGAACAGGACCGTTCACTGCCACTTATGCCCAAGTAAATTCTTGGAAATCAGTGGGAGAGGACTTTACCTTTTTCTTCTTTACAGGATGCCCAATTATATACAACAATAGAATTGTCGTCGCTGCTTAAAAAGGGGCGCCTTTTATTTATACGTAACAAGAGTTGATGGTACTCTAAAAACCATATTTCCCGTTCCGGGGAAAAGAAACATTCGGATACACCCTACAGCGACCGTGTGCCCGGTCCTACGGCTTCTTATTTGAAGTCGTTGTCAGGAGGTTATTACCTCTGCAATTTTATTAATTTAATCATCAGTTTTATACAATTGCAGGGGCGAACCCCCTGCAGTAATTTTTATGATGGCTACAACTTATTAAAATTGCACTGACAGATGTACTTAAGGGTAGGATTAACTGATATCCTATGAATAACCTATGTAACTTTGAAGGTCATTTACGCAAAA